ATTTTAATTCAACGCACTCCACGTTCCTGCAGTGTCAGTTACTACAAATAACTGAGCTCCTGATAGATTTAACATACCTTTAATACTAGCACCACTCACGGATGGACAAGGAGTCTCAACTGGAACTATTAATACCTTTGGTCTTAGAATTCCTGCATCGTCCATTATTTCTTTTTCTCCTTTTTAGGTTTAGCTTTAGGAACTTCTGCAATAACTTCCTTAACAACTTCCTTATGTGATAAATAATATTCTGTTTCATAGTCTTTTATCCCTTTAGAAAGTTTTTCTGCTCCCCTAGACATCCTACCCTCGTGTGTCATAGTTAAGCCCTCGTATTAGTTATTTTACATACTTCGTTAGGTGCTTGTAGTTGGAATACTCCTCTCTCCCAAGCCCTGATTGTAGTAGATTTTCCTTCATCAACTATAGTAACTACCTTTAAAGGTTCTGCTTGTTTCCAAACCATACCCTGTCTAGCTACTAGAACGTATGCTTGGTCTGCAGTAACTGCTTCACTTACAACTATAGTTAAGCCTAAAAGCTTTCCTACTTGTCCGTTAGCCATAACGCCACTTTGATAAGTTGGGTGGTTAATAACTTTAGAATTTGAAATAATGTTTGTGTAGTCTGTTCCATTAACAACTAAGTATCCGTTACCTGTAAGGGCGTCAATACCATCTGCTCTTAAAGTTTGTATTGCGTCTAAGATATCTTTTACAGGGTCTCTGTTAGCAATAGTTGCACTATCCCACTCTGAGCCTGCTGTGATTGCAACGCTGTTTCCTGCGTTAGTTGAAACACTGCTCTCAATAGCAACATCAATTTGATAAACAATCTTTCTTCCTAGTCTGTAAATCTTTCTTTGCAACATAGGAACGGTTGCATTTTGTTGAGCTTCTAGTGATATAATGCTCTCTCCTGCATATTTTTCAATAACTGAACTTACCTTTGTCTCAGTAACATCGAAGAAAGGGAAAGGTGCGTATTGTGGAACTGCTTTTATTGGTGAGCCTGTTCCTCCGTCTGTGTTATCATCATTAGTTTCTCTGAAATAGCTTTCTGTCCAAGCACTAGAACTATCAACTGCACATAAAGACTTCCATCTTTCCTCTATTTTTACAACTGCCTTTACTGCTGTATCAATATATTCTTTTCTTAAGTCTGCTTCTCTGTCTGTGTCTGCCATTTTAGATAACTTCTCCTACTAATACTCTTATAACTTCGCCACTAGTTCCTGCTTCTAAAGCCTTACCTACAACTGAGCCATTTAATAAATCAGCTGCTGCTGCTTGTCTTACAATATTAGCCCCTGATAAAGCTACAATTCCACCTGATGAAACTCCTGCTACATCTGAAGTAATATCCCATACACCATTTTTAGCAACTACAATTTCACCAACACCATCGTTAGCTGTTTTTTCTTCCCAAGCAATACCTGCAAACAATTCACCATCAACATTAGTTGTTGCTTCTGCGTAAAGGTCTGCACCTGAAAGTTTAAGCATAGTAGAAAGAGGAATTGCAGTAGCATCTGCTACTTTAAATCTAGCAAATCTTGTTGGTGTTTCGATGCATACTGGAACTGCCATAAAAAGTATAGGTATAACTACTATTTAAATGTTTCTAGTTATTCGGTATAACGAATTTTTTACTCATTTCCCTAAAAAGTGGGTTAAACATATTGTTTATCTCGCTCTCAGTGTCGACAATTTTGTATTTATAACACGCTCTACCTATAAAATAGCAAGAGATTGTGTAAATCATTCCTAGAGACAAAGCGATATAATAGTTCTCTTTTACGATTAAACCCACGCCTAGCACAGCCATCAATTTAAATAAATAACTAGTCATACCATAGCCCTTATCGAAGTAGGCTTTAGCTAAAAGTATCTTAAACTTAAATCCCCTCGTAGTCTCCATCTTTATCCTTAATCATAACATCGTCTTTCTTGCCTATTGCAAAGAGGTCTATATTCTGAGGGGGGAGTATGCCAAGAGTTTTAGTGTGGTCTGGTTTAAAGTCCTCTATCTTCTTCATACCTAGAGCTATCCTAATCATAGTCAAAAACTTGTTTAGCTTTCCTGTCATACTCTTAGGGGTTCCGTGAGGAAATAGGTGGTTAAGCATCCTCTCCTCGTGTTCCTTTGGAAAACTAACATCCCATAACTGAACAGGGCTAACTCTAACTTGTAGTCTAGTGTCCTGACCCTTATACTTAAAAGGCAAGTATTGACTAGATAACTCTCTTATAAACTTATTCACGCTCTCTAACGCTCCTCGTGTTCCAAATGTTATGTGCATTATATATTTAGATAATTTATTAATTTAGGAAATTCTGCTATGAACTCAGGTTTAAACTCTATGTTAGTCATCTTCATCCCTATCTCAACGCATAAAGAGACCGCCTGACTATATCCTAATGCGTAACCTACCATAATACCTAAGCCTAGACTAACGGCAAGCCTTAGCAATAGCAGTTTCTTTATCTTCATCTTTTTTGTCATCAGGCATATTTTTAATCTTCTCTTTAATCGCTTCTATAATCAACTCTCCCTCTTCGATATGGGTCTTAGCAAGTTTAATAGTATCTTTAGAATTTTTATTATTTTCCTCTACTGCCTTAAGCCTAGCTTCCCACTCACTTTTTTTCATTTGCTTGAACTATAGCCCTCTCTAACTCAGTGCCTTTAAAGAACTCTTTGGCCTCGTTTAGTTTTTTATCTTCTGGAGAGATCATCTTTTGCTCTATTCTTCCCCCTGCTGTAGATGATAATAAAGCTTCACTCTGTAATTTAGCAAGAGCTTCTTTTTCTTTTTGTAAACCATCCTTTGCCTCTATAATTTCGTCTCTAATAAGCTTAGCTTCCTCGACGATATTAAGAGGTTTTTCTTCTTCTGCATTTTTAACTACTTCTTCATCCATATTAAATATAAGTAAGTAACCTTTATAAACCTTGTGGAACAGCTATGTTTAAACCTGCCGACCCTGCAATAGCTAAGAACATTAAGTATAACAACTTCTTGATATACTGCAATTCTAATTCAACTTTAGTAAGTCTATCTATTATTTTCATAATAATTCTTCTCCGTTTATTGATAATGGAACGCCTGATTGTAGAGACGCTTGTAACTTCATACCATAAATGTCTGCTGTTCCTCCTGCTCTTAAGAACGCATCGAAGTCAGCAAGTTGCTCCCTACCATCTTCCATAAATGAGTTTAGGTTTCCCTGAACTTCTAGCTGTGTCTTTCTTCTTGCTTGATGAACTCTAGTTAGCTGATTATTGTATTGTTGAATATAAATGTCTGCGTTTGCAGGGTCTCTACTTGCTAGCATAGCTAATTGTCTCATATTTGTTCTAGCTTGTGTTAGTTCTATCTTTGATGCCCTTAGTTCTCCTGATTGTTGAGTCTTAATGTTTCTTAAAACTCCTGCAACAAAAGTTCCAACCCCACCTAAAACTGCTCCACCTACTGCGCCAATCGGACCCCCTAATGCACCAACTGCTGCCCCTGTCGCAGCCCCACCTATAATGCCCGGAACTGCACCTGCTGCTCCTGCTGTTGCAGCTTGTCCAAAATTAATAGGTGCTTCTTGTCCCTCTTGTAATATTCCTAAGTCTCCTATTTGTCCTATTGATTGTTGCTGTTCTGCTCTTTTTCTAGCAATTTCTCCTGACGCTCTGCCCCCTGCTACTAATATCTCTTGTTGTTCTCTCTCTTGCATTAATGCCTTTCTTTGTCTTAGTTCTTCTATTTGTTCAGGCGTTAAATCTCCTGTTGGTCTTGTCATACCTTGAAACTCAATGTCAGGGGAAAGGTCTTTTTTAATTTTAGGTTCTTCTTCCACTGGTTTAGGTTTAGGTGATGGTGGAAGTTCTGTAACTTCTTTTATAGCACTTCCTACTCCTGTCTCAGATGTTCCACTTTTTAAGATAGTCTCTTGTATACTTTTCTTTTTCTTTTTCTTATTCTTATTAAATACCATTATTCTCTAGTCATAGATGCCTCCACATCATTAGGTTGAATAGTTGGAGGTGCTGCTGCTATATCTTCGTTTGGTGTGTTCATCCCCCCTAAGCTTGGAGGTCTATTAAACTGTATTTCTATAGCGTGCTGTGTCCATAAGTCGTTTTCCATATCCATCTGCTCCTTAGCATAAATAGGCTCAAATATAACGTGTCCCATTTTGCCCCCTACTTCACTTGTTCCGTCACTTGTGACTATTGCTCTTGGAACTCCGCCTGTTTGATAGCCTAAGTTCTCAACATAAGTCAACCAATTCTGTCTATCTTCTGAGCTTCTACTAGGGTATGGCTCAATCTTAGCTGAAGCTCAGAAGA